TTGATTTTGCAGCATGTTTGTCCGAACTACCCTTACAAATCTCGTTACAAAACGGGTTCGGACATGAGCAAAAACAAGACACGCAAGCTTCCCCAATATCTGCATTTCATCGACGGACGATATTGCGTCCGCGTGCCGATCAAGCCCGAGCTTCGGCCATACCTTTCCGGCAAGCACCAATTCTATCAGGCTCTCGGTGGCGATCTCCGCACGGCGAAAGAGAACAGCCACTATCATGTCGCGGTCTTCAAAGAAGAGCTTCGCAAGGCTGCCAGAGCCTACGCGCTGGACACCGGGAAGCAGGTGTCCGTAGTCAGCGATCCCGTTGACCCGGCGAAGCTCATGGTGCGGCAGTATCGCAGCATGATCGAATATGACGAGAACATGCGCAATACCGACCACCGATATTCCCGGCACGGCTATCCTGACGAGCAGGTGGTGGCGAGGCTTCGCGATGGCGTTATCGGTCGTCTTTCAGATCGCGAGTATCACGAACTTCTCAGCGCTAGCCTTCAGGCGCTCCACGTCGCAGATGCGCCGAACGCCCGACCGGATGCACCCGACTTCCGCACGGTTGCCCGTGCGCTGTCCATTGCGCAACTTGAGGGGCTTTCTCGAATAGCAGAGCGTGACGACGGCGATTTCACCGGCCAGCCGGAACATCCTGCTTTGGTCGAAGCTATCGAGCAGGAAGAAGCAGAGCGCGCTACCGAGCGCGAAATCCAGCCGTTCGATCACTGGACGTTCGATATGGTGATTGACGAGCAAGAGCGCCGCGCCGCCTTGGGCTTGGGTCGCCCGAAATCCAAATCCACTCTCGAAAAATATCGTGTCGCACAATACGACTTTGAGCATTTCCGCAGGAACAAGAAAGTAGCGACGATCACGCTTGCCGACGGCAAGGCGTGGCGTGACCATATGCTCGAAGCTGGCAAACTATCCCGGAAGACGGTCAAGGATAAGATCACTGTTATCCGCACCCTGATGGGTTGGGCAAACATGCAATCGGAAAAACTGATGTTTCCGCTAGGCGATCCGTGGGCGGCGCTGGAGCTTCCGCACGTTGAGAAGGGCGATGGCGCTGATCGCACCTATTCGTTGAAAGATGCCCGTCATTTTCTTGAGTTCGCCCGCACCGCCACGCGCGCAAGTAACCGCTGGATACCATGGATCATTGCCCATACTGGCGCACGGGTGAATGAAATCACGCCGTTGGAAAAGGCGGACGTCTTGGAGATTGAAGGGCATTGGTTCCTCCATATCCGTGTCGGTGAGGGCAGGGACACGAAGACACACAAGGGCCGCAAGGTGCCGGTGCATCGCGCACTTATCAACGAAGGCTTCATTGAATGGGTGAAGCAGCAGCCAGAGGGCAAGCTCTTTCCGGGCGGTGAGAATGAAGACCAGCGCATCAGGGAATGGATTCACGAGAAGGTGTTCCCAAACCGGACGGACATGCCGCCGCCGAATCACGGCTTCCGGCACTTGTTCGAAGACGCCTTGTTCGCGGGTGTGAGTCACAAGGCGGCGCTTTATATCACCGGTCGCTCATCCGGCTCTTCCGCAGATGATTATGGTGGCAGCGATCTCCGGTTGCTCGAAATTGCGGAGCAGATGGATAAGGTTCGGAATATCATTGAGCCGCAAGCCGAAGAAAAGTCACCGACCGGTGATAGTGCCAATAAATGAAAAAATCTGATAAATAATAAATTATCTTTCAGTTTTATTGATTTTAAGGATTCACTTTCTGTTCTAGATATGAGAATCTTTCCTCAAGCTAATTGAGGACGGAAGCGCTTGGGAAAGAATAGCAAGAAGAAGACGGCGCACCCGCATGAAGAGCAAAAGGCATATCCTCTCAATAGCGCCGAAGCTCTTCCGCTCTTTGGCTTTCTTCCTACCGCGTCGAAGATTATCGTAGGCGCAACAAATGCCATGCGCGTTCCAGCAGTTGCTTGCGCAGTGGGCAATATATCCGAAAAGATCGGCGATATTCCTTTCAAGCTTTATGATCGCGTTACGAAGGAAACTGTTCGTGAGCATCCGGCTTATAAGCTGATCCACGACGAAGCGAACCCTTACACGTCCGCCAGCCAGCTTCGCGTCAACATGATGAAGGATGCCCTGCTTCACAACGGCGGACATGCCCTTGTTCTCCGCAACAGCGCCGACGAGCCGGTTGAATTTCAGTATCTTGCGCCCGGCTCTGTGCAGAACCGTTACGAAGACGACGGCACGCCCTATTATCTTGTGTCAGAAAACCGCAGCATCACTCGCTACGAATTTACCGACATTCTCCATATCCAGCCCCTTGAAGGCGTTTCCCCCATTGTCACCGCACGCGAGGCCATCGCCCTTGCGCTCGCCTTTGAACGCCACATTGCGGGCTTGCTTGCTAATGGTGGCCGCCCGTCCGGCATCATCACGGCGAAGAAGTCGCTGGACCCGGAAGCGAAGGAGAAGATTGCCGGTAGCTGGTTCGATACCCACGGCGGGAAGAACGCGGGTAGCACTGCCATCCTTGATGAGGAAATGGCCTACCAGCAGCTAGCCATGACATTGACGGATGCGCAGTTCGCAGAGAACCGACTTGAGCAAATCCGTGAGATTGCCCGCGCCTTCCGTATCCCGCCGACAATGATTTTCGAGTTGTCGCGTGGAACGTGGTCTAACACGGAAGAAATGTCCCGGCAGTTCTACACCATGACCCTAAAGCCTTGGCTGACGGCATGGGCGTGGGCCTATTCGAAGGTTCTTCTAACGCCGGAAGAGCGCCAGCGCCTCTATATCGAGTTTGTTCCTGACGATCTTCTCACGGTCGATTTCGTGAAGAAGGCAACCGCGCTCGGCCAGTATCGCAGCATGGGCGTTATGACCGGGAATGAAGTTCGAGGCATGTTGAATATGCCGCCCCATGCAGACGGCGACAGCCTTTCCAATCCGCACATCACCACGACCACGACCGGCCCGGCACCATCCGCGCCGAAGGAAGAAGCATGATCAATAATTTCTGCGAAACCGCAGGCGAAATCTATGCGCTTGCAAAGAACGTGAAGGATGACCCCGCATCGACGCCCGAAATGCGGGTGGCCGCATCCCGTGTCGTCAACAATTTCAACCTCGTCACGGCATCAATCGCCGCTGGCTGCATTGGCAGGAACATGCGCCCTTGATTTCCCATACCTCGTATTTCGGTGACGGCGAAAAGACCTTCACCCTCACCGATACCATCATCGAAGAGCTTCAGCACAAGACGGGCCTTGGCATTGGTGCGCTCTTCCTTCGTATGTCGTCTTCGCAGTTTCGCGTTGCTGATATCGTGGAAGTGATCCGGCTCGGCCTTATCGGCGGTGGCACCAGTCCGCAGGATGCGCAGCGCCTCGTAGATGCTTACGCGAAGGACCGTCCGTTTGACGAGACGTTCCCCCTCGCTCTTGACGTTCTGGATGCCCGCTGGAACGGCAAGCCCGAACCTGTAGCGCCCAGCGATGATGACGCCTTCGGCTTCCCCCAGGACGAATTGCGACGGGCGGCAGCAACCGGCGACCTGTCCGCAGCGATCAGCGAAAGCTTGGAGGAGACCGGCCTTTGACCGACACCGGCAAGCTCGAAATCAAGGCCGAAGTCTCGATTGACGACGCTGGCACCGTTACCGGCATCGCGTGGCCGTTCGGCAAGCCTGATACCTACGGCGACCTCATTGAGCCGACCGCCTTCAAGTTCGCCCCTGAAGTCCCGATGATCATGGAGCATGACCAGCGGCAGGTTGTCGGCATCTGGAACAACCACGAAGTGACCGACAAGGGGCTTGAAGTGAAGGGCCGCCTGTTCGTCGAAGGCGTCACGCCCGCCAAGGAAGCACGTCGTCACCTTGTCGCCGGTAGCATGTCCGGCTTGTCCATTGGCTACCAGCTTCATGAACACAAGGCCCGCCCCGAAGGCGGGCGTGTCCTTACTGATCTTACCATTACCGAAATCAGCCTTTGCCGTCGCCCGGTGCACCCGGACGCCCGCACCACGGAAGTTAAGTCCATCACCGAAGGAAACAGCATGGAAAACGAAGCAGTGAATAACCAGCCGGTTGTCGAACAGAAGTCCGACCCGGTTGCCTCCCCGGAAGAAGTTAAGGCGCTCAAGGCCCGCATTGATGCCCTTGAAGCCAAGTCGAACCGCGTCCGGGCATCAAACAACAATCACCCGGCAGGCCAGAACGACAATTCCGAGAAGAAGGCGTTCGCCGACTTCATCCGCAACGGCGATGCCAGCGAAGTGAAGTCGCTCGGCTATGCCACGCCTTCGACGGGCGGCATTCTCGCACCCGAAGCCGTTTCGACTTCGATCCTCGAAAAGGTTGCCGAGTTTTCCCCTGTTCGCGGTCTTGCGCAGACTATCAGCATGTCCGGTCCGCTGCTTCAGCTTCCCCGCCTTGTCGATGAAGTCACCGTCGGCGAAGTCACCGAAACCGCAGCCCGCCCGGAAAGCGAACCGACCTTCGACCAGATCGACCTGAAGCCGTTCGAAATGGCAGTGATCGTCCCGGTTACGCGCATTCTGCTTGAAGATGCCCAGATCGATCTTTCGAGCTACCTCGGCAACCATATTGCTCGCCGGTTCGGCCAGAAGGAAGCCGGTTGGTTCGTCAACGGCAACGGCACCACGCAGGCCGAAGGCGTTCTGAAGTCTGCCGACGTGCAGGAAGTCGAAGGCGAGATTGCCGCCGACGATCTCATTGACCTGTTCTACAGCGTCAAGACTGCCTATTCGGCGAATGGCACTTGGCTCATGAATCGCAAGACCATGGCAGCGGTTCGCAAGCTGAAGGATACGGACGGCTCCTATTTGTGGCAGCCCTCTATCGCGGCGGGCCTGACCCCGACGCTTCTTGGCCGCCCGATCTATGAAGCCGTGGACATGCCGGACGTTGCAGCCGACGCGACCCCGATTGTCTTCGGCGACTTCGCAACCGGCTATGCGATTGCTGACCGCGTGGGCTTCGAAATCATCCGTGACGACATTACCGGCGCTGGTAATGGGATCGTCAAGCTTCATGCCCGCCGTCGTGTCGGTGGCCGTGTCGTCATGGGCGAAGCCCTCACGAAGCTGAAGGTCGCCTAACAGCCATGACCTACAAGCGGCCCGCATATGAAGAGGTGACGATTGCGCACGGTGAGAACACCGTGACGCTTCGCCCTACCTTGCGGGCCGCAACTATCCTTGAAGACAAGTTCGGCCTTGCCACTATCGATAAGGGGTTGGCCGAACTCGACTTCGCCATTGTTTCCGAAATCATCCGTGCGGCCTCGTCCTCCGCGCAGGATGCAGCGGCCTTCCTTCGTTCAGAAGCGGCGGGAAGGCCGCTCTCTCCATTCTTTGACGCCGTCGTCGAGCCGTTACGTGAGATTGTTCTCATGTTCGCTCCGGCGCCTGTCCAACGATTGCACAAGGCCCAGCCCGCGACCGGCGAGCGCATGACCTTCACCGAAATGCTAGCCGCCCTCTATGACACCGCGACCGGCTTCCTCGAATGGTCGCCGGAACGGGCTTGGACTGCGACCCCGACCGAAATCACCCGCGCCCATGCCGCCTATATCGACCGGCTCGTGATGACTGGCGTTCTTTCGCGCCCGGATAAGCCGATTTCGAAGACAGCACCCGACGCCGACCTAGACGAACGCCTGAAGGCCGATGGCCTTGACCCCGAATTTGATCGTGCCGCGCTGCGCGCCCTCAAGGCAAAGATTGCGAGATAACCAATGTTGAGAACCATTCACCTTCACGGCGCCCTTGGTAAGAAGTATGGCGAGCGCTTCAAGCTTGACGTGCAGACCGCCGGGGAAGCCATCCGCGCCCTGAATGCGAACTTCCCCACCTTCATGAAGGATATTCGTGAAGGTGCCTGGCACATCGTGCGTGGTGACGACGTCGATAGCGGCATGGACCTCGATGAACAGCAGATTGCCGAATTTCGGCTTGGAAAGGGCGACCTGCATATCGTCCCGTTTATCGCCGGCTCCAAGCGTGGCGGTCTGCTGAAGGTCATCCTCGGCGTTGTGCTTGTCGGTGCGGCGTTTGCCCTAACCGCAGGCACTGGCCTGTCATCCGCCATCGGGCTGGGTGGCGTGAACCTTGGCATCACCGGCACACAGGCCGCAATGTTCGGCGCAGCTGTCGCACTTGCTGGTGTCTCGTCTCTGCTGACCCCTGAGCAGAAGGCCGAAGAGGAAGACGGCTCCAATTCCTTCACCACGTCCGGCCCCGGTAACACCCATAATCAGGGCAACCCTGTCCCTCTCGTTTACGGTGAGGTCATCACCGGCGGACACCTGATCTCAGGCGGCGTTGATATCGAACGGATTGCCGTAACTGGCTCTGGCGGCGGCTCTGTAGGCTCCGGAGGCAAGAAGTGAGCATCACCGGCATTCCCCACCTTTGCGATTGCGGAAATGTCGTCCCGTTCGCCGTCCGTTGCGAATGTAAGATCACACTTACTCGCGAGCGCAACCGTCGCCACGATGCTCTTCGCGGCTCGGCGGCTTCACGCGGCTATGATGCTGCATGGCGCTCGGCGAGCAAGACCTATCTTCGCAACCATCCCCTTTGCGCAGAGTGCGCCCGCAACGGCATCCGCACCGCAGCAACCCTTGTTGACCACATCATTCCTATTCGCCGCGCACCGCATCTTCGCATGGAACGCAGCAACTGGCAGAGCCTTTGCACCAACTGTCACTCCAGCATCAAGCAGAAGCAGGATGCACACTCTTGCTAGAAATAACTCGAATCGGAATTGCTACGATACGGAGTATTTGCGAACTGGTAGACATGATGACTATCAGTTTGACAGTTCCGGTAGTCTCCGTTGCCTTGCAAGAAGCTTACGAGCCGGTCCCTATTCAAGCAAACGGGACAGATGAAGTGTGCAGGTTGATTGTTCCGCATCGTATCAATGAGCCTGAATACAAGCGCTCCTTCCGAAGTCTGAAAAAGCTCGTATCGCGATTTTTCTCTTTCGAATTCGTCTTGGCGCAACAACTCTTGGTTCAGGGCTTTGAGCGCTTGGCTGATCTGAACATTCGTCATGTTCGCCAATGTCAGTTCGTTCGCAAGCTCATTCAAAAGTTTCGAAGCTTCTCCGCTGTCGGGACTCTTACCACCCTCAAACATGCCTTTGATGGCTGTAATTGTCGAAGCAGCTTTCCCTGTGAGGCCTACAGCGCTGGAAGCAAGGCCAAGCGCTTCGTTGAAAGTCGAGAGGTCCATAGTCCAGTTCTCCGCAAGTATATCCTTGATTCCCAATTCTACGCATCTTCAATTATGGCGCGCAAGGATACGGCGGGGGTAGTCATCAATTTTCAGTGCTGCGTGGAGACCGGCGGGGGGAGCCACGCACGCGAGTCCGTCGATATAAGTTTTTCAAGCGAAGGCTAAAATACCATGTCCATTGTCACCCTATCGTTGCTCAAAGCACACCTCGGCACCGACGATCTCATTGATGCGGGTGCGCTCGGCGATCTCGCCAACGGCACCGACGAACTGCTTCAGCACTATCTCGAGGCCGCAGAAGCATGGGCTTCCGGCTATCTCGGCTTTCCCATCACCGATCTTGGCCCGACGATCCCGGCAGACGTGAAGCAGGCCGTCATGCAGATGGCCGCGCACCTCTACCAGAACCGTGAAGCGGCTCTTATCGGCGTGAATGTCTACGAATTACCCTTTGGAGTTGATGGATTTTTGCGAAAGTATCGCAAGGAAGTGACTGGCCGTGGCACCGAATAAGACCCTCACCGAACAGTCGGCAGCACTTCAGAAGCGCCTTTCGGTCATCCCGCAGGAAATCCTTGAAGCCCTTCGTCCGGCGCTCATGCAGTCCGGCTACGACGTTGCGACCGCCGCTAAGACATTTGCCGAAGCGTCCCGCGATACCGGTTCGCTCATTGACAGCATCGCCGTGACCGGCCCCGGCGAGACGACGCCCGCCTATGCTGAAGGCGGCGGCAAGCGCACGGCTGGACCCAATCAGGTGCTTGTCACCGTGGGTAATGAGGACATGCGCCACGGTCATTTTGTCGAGTTTGGCACCGTAAATCAGGAGCCGCAGGAATTCCTTCGCCCCGGATTCCGCACCGTGAAGCCTCGTATCGAGCGCCGTATAAACCGCGCCATTTCGACCGTTATCAAGAAGAACACCGCAAGATGATTGAACCGACCCTTGCCCTTCAGGCGACTATCGGCAACGCGCTCGCCGCTGACCCGGCAGTGACCGCTATTGTTGAGCCTGCCAACATTCGCGGCGGATCGTTGCGGCCTGACGCTTTCCCTTGCATCCTCATGGGGAATGGCCACACGGAATTTCTCGGCCATGCGTCCGGCTCACAGTATGTCGCCCGCGTGTCTTTCGACCTTCATATTTGGGCGTTGGAAGACGGCGCAGATACGGCGAAGACAATCGGCTTCGCGGTCATGAACGCCCTCAAGCAGGCACCGGCAGGGGGCAGTTTTGATATCGATGACTTCGCCTTGCCGTCCGTCGTGTGGATGCGCGACCCCGATCCGAAGCAGTCTTATTGCCACGGCGTTATGACCGTGGAAGCCGTTATGCGGTGGGCCGAATGATGCGCGCTGGCACTCTTAACCGCGTCATTGCCGTTGAACGCCTCACCACGATGTTGAACGAGAACCGGACTCCGGTATCTGCCTGGACAAATATTGCCACGCTTCGCGCCGAAGTTCTTCAGCACGCTGTTGATGAAGCAGAAGCCGACAACGGCGAACGCGACACCGACAGCATCACCTTTCGCACGCGGTTCTTTACAGGCCTGACGACTGCCGACCGTATCCGCTTCATGGATCGCCTCTATAATGTGAAGGGCTTCACCGAAATCGGCATTCGCTTCGGTTTGGAAATCCGGGCGGTGGCAGCATGACGCGTGGTTGCAAGCCCACGACCATTGTTCCCGGTAGCTCGCCTGTCACCGGCATCCCGAAGACGCCCTCTTATCTGGCGAAGGAGGCTAAGGCGGAATGGCGTCGTGTTGCCCCGATCCTGATCGATGAACGCAAGGTTCTAACCGAAGCCGACCTTTCGGCGCTGGAAAACTATGTGATTGCCGTCGCTACGATGCGGCAGGCACACAAGGAATTGCATTCGACCGGCCTGCTTATCGGTGGCAAGCGCAATCCGCTTTCCACGATCCTTTTGCAGGCGCAACAGCAACAGCTTCGCGCCGCTGGCGAACTCGGCTTGACGCCCGCAGCCCGGTCCCGTGCCACGATCTCGGATGCCGCGAACGACGACGAGGATTTCGTTTGAGCGCCCTTGTCGTTTCCCCGGAATGGCTGTTTGACGGTTCGGTGATCGAAGACACGAACGGCGACGGCGAACGCGCCGTGCAATGGCTTCGTCGGAACAAGCACCCGAAGAACCCGGCACCCGGTCACCCGTTCCAGCTTGCCGAATGGCAGGAACGTATCATTCGCGCCATCTTCGGCCCACGCAACCCCGACGGAACCCGTATCATCAAGAAGGTGGTCATTCAGCTTGGCCGTGGTTCGCGCAAGACGGCGTTGGCCGCTGCCATCGTTCTGCTTTGCCTCTTCGGCCCGGAAGCCATGCCCGGCGCGCTTATCCAGTCCGCAGCCTTCGCCCGCAAGCAGGCCCGCGAACTGTTCGAAGAAGTCTCTCTTATCGTGTCGCAGGATGCCCGGTATAAGAAGGTGGCCCGCCTTCGCGACTACAAGAGCCAGATTCAGAATGCCAAGATCAGGACGCGCTACGAAGCCGTATCGTCCGAAGGTCTCGGCCAGCATGGTTCTACGCCGTCCGTTGTCGTCGCCGACGAGCTTCACGCATGGACGACGGAAAAGCACCGCGAGCTTTGGCGCGTGTTGTCTTCGGCGCTCGACAAGACCGACAACGGTCTCATGGTGGTTCTCACGACCGCAGGCCGTGGACAGGAAACGCTCGCCTACAAGGAAGTGGCTGCAGCGAAGAAGATTCAGCTTGGCGAGCTTGAAGACCCGCACGTATTGCCGGTGATCTTCGAAGCCAGCGCGGACGCCGATTGGAAGGATGAAGCGAACTGGCATAAGCTTCTTCCCGGCCTGAAGGATGGCTATCCGTCGCTTCGCGCCTTGCGGGAACGCAAGATCAAGGCCGGATATTCCGTTATCGAACGCGAGATTTTGCAGCAGCTTTATCTCGGCGTGTGGATGAACCAGAGCGCCAGCCCGTTTGTCGAAATGACGGTCTATGACCGTTGCGGCGCGGTCCCGGTAGATTTTACCAGCCTGAAGGGCAAGCCTTGCTTTCTCGGAGTGGACTTGTCGCAGGTTTCAGATTTGACGGCTGTGGTAGCCGCGTGGCCGACGGACGACAAGGGCTATATCGTCCGGCCCTTCTTTTTCTGCCCCGCCGACGTGCTGGCGAAGAAGTCTCGTGTCGAGGGCGTCAACTATACCGCATGGGAAAAGGACGGCTTCATTACCGTGACGCCCGGCAACGCGGTTGATTATGGTTTCGTGGAGGCGGAAATCCGTCGCCTTTGCAAGGAGTATGACGTGCGCCAGATCGCGTTCGATCCTTGGCGGGCGAAGCAGACCCAGCAGAACCTTCAGAACGACGGTTTGCCGATAGTCGATTTCCGGCAGGGCTTCATCTCCATGTCACCGGCATGCGATGAAGTGGAACGCGCCATTCTGGAAGGCAAGTTCCACCATAGCGGCAACCCTATCCTTCGGTGGAACTTCGATAACGTCGCCGTCGTCCGCGACAGCGCGGGCAATCGCAAGTTCGACAAGGGTAAGAGCCGCGACAAGATCGACGGCGCAGTTGCCGCGCTCATGGCTGTGCGATTCGCCGCGATCTATCAGGATAACCGTTCCGCTTACAACGCCCCGGACAGCGGCGGGATTTTCACCTTTTGAGGAATAGCTAATGAATACTCCGCTCCCCGGCCTTGTCGTCGATATCGAAGGTCGCGTCGATAAGCTTGAGAAGGCATTGAACCGTGCCAACGATTTGCAGCGTCGTGGCTCGAAGAGCCTTGAGGCCCGCGCACGGCAGTCGGCACAGAATATGGAACGCACCTACGCGAAGTCTGCAGATAATGTTGGCAAGAAGCTTGAGGGCATGTTTGCCCCGCTTATGCGTGGCGGCGCGATTGTCGCGGCGGCGGGTGGTATGGCGATAGCGATGAAGCAGATCGCCGACAGCGTGGCCGAAGTTGACCGCGAGGCCCGCAAGGCTGGCGTCTCGGCGAAGGTTTGGCACCAGTGGTCTTATGTCGCTACCGCAACCGGCATGAGCATCGATGGCGTAACCGACGCCCTCAAGGAACTGAATATTCGTGGCGACGAATTTGCCAAGACCGGGAAGGGGAGCGCAGAAGAGGCGTTCCAGCGCCTCGGTTATTCGGCGACCGACGTTGCGGCCAAGTTGCGCGACCCTAGCCGTTTCCTTGATGAAATCATCAGCAAGCTTCAGACGATGGACGCCGCAGCGCAGACCCGTATTCTTGATGAGGTATTCGGCGGAACCGGCGCAGAACAGATGGCCAAGGTTCTCGGCATGTCTGTTTCCGAAATCCAGAAGATGCGCAGCGAGGCTCGCACCTTCACCGACGAACAGATTGAGGCCGCGAAGAAGATTGATCGCGAGTTTTCGACCATGTGGCGCAACTTCACCATCTACGCCAAGCAGGCTGCTATCGAAGGTGTAAACGTCGCATCGCGCATCATCGGTGCAATCAACGATCCGTCCGGCGGTGCGCGTGACAAGGCTATCGCCGCATACAATACGCCGGAACAGCAGTTTAAGCGGCTTCAGGACCAGCGGGAGCGTATCCTTCGTAAGATTGCCGATACCGAAGCTAACCCGCTCAATTTGATGAAGGAAGTCGAACTTCGCCAGCTTCGCGCCGCCTTGTCCGCCGTGGATGCCCAGATTGATGAGGCGAAGGGCGGCAGTGACGAATTCAAGCAGGCGCTTAAGGAACTGTCCGCCGCAAGCAACAGCCTGTCCGGCGCGATGGGCGGCAACGTCGCCGCCGCCGCGAACTTCAAGACCGCGCTCGCCGACCTGAAGAAGCTTGTGCCGGAACTGAAGGCCGAACTGGACAGCCTTGCCACAACGGACGGCATTGACGCCGCATACCAGCGTGCCGTTGGAAATGCCCGCACCATGGGCGAAGTCATGAATGCGACCGACCTTGCGAACCGCGCCAAGAGCATCGCCCGGTATGGCAAGCACGATAATTTTCTCGATCTGGTCGCCTCGGTTGAAAGCGGTGGCGACTATAATTCGACCCTCGATAATGGCCGGTGGACCGGCGGCGCACAGAACCTCGTCGGGATGACGCTCAATCAGGTTCGCGCCCTTCAGCGCCAGATGCTCGCCGACCCGGCAAACCGCGCCCTATACGGCGACGGCAAGGGTTCGTCCGCGCTTGGCCGCTACCAGATCACGGGTGCAACCCTTGAGGGACTTATCAAGGAACTCGGTTTGTCTGGTGATCGGCTCTACGATCAGGATACCCAGGACGAACTTGCCCGCGCCCTCATGCGTCGCCGTGGGAATGATCCGGCTGGCCTTCGCAATGAATGGGAGGGCTTGCGCCGTGTCGATGATGGCACCATTCGCGACACCTATAACGGCACGCCGACCGCCGCCCAGCCGCTTGCGCCGACCGATAGCGAGAAGGCGAAGACCGATCTCATCAAGCAGCAGGACGCCGCCCGCAAGAGCTTGAACCAGTCGGTGCAGGAGGGTCTTGACCTTGCCCGGTTCGAGCACTCGATTTCCGGCATGTCTGCATCACAGCAGCGCATAGAGCTTGCCGTGTATCAGGCCCAGCAGGAAGCCAAGCGGGCGGGCATCGTGCTGACCGATCAGGAGCTTGCCAAGATTCGCGAGAAGATCACGCTCACCCAGCAGCTTGACGGCAGTAACCAGCAGGTTGCGGCGTCGGCGGAAGGGTTGAAGAACGCACAGCAGTATTTCGCGGAAAGCTTCACGTCGTCCCTTTCTGGCCTTTTGACCGGCACCCAGACTTTGGACGGCGCGCTGAAGAACCTTTTGAACAGCCTCATCGATGCAACGCTTCAGGCCGCACTTCTCGGCAAGGGACCCCTTGCCGGACTGTTTGGTGGCGCTGGCACGGGCTTGATTGGTTCTATCTTCGGTTTCGCATCGGGCGGCTATACCGGCGACGGCGGCATGTATGAACCGGCAGGCGTCGTCCACAAGGGCGAATACGTCATGAGCAAGAAGGCAACCAGCCGGATCGGCGTGGGCAACCTTGAGGCCATGCACCGTGGCGCGCTTGGCGGTTTCGCCGAAGGTGGTTTTGTCGGCAATGCACCGTTGATCCGCACGCCCGACCTGAAGGCCGCAAACGGCAATGCGGCGGTGCAGGCGATTTCCATCAACGCGCCTATCACCGTGAACGGCACCGCCGGGACGCCGGAACAGAACAACGACCTTGCGGGGAAGCTGGCGAAGCAGATGGAAACGACGGTGCGCGGGGTCATCGCTGACGAAATGCGCAAGCAGTCCCGGCCCGGTGCGTTCGGCAACAGCAGAAGCCGTTAGTTTGACTCACAGGGTGGCGTTGGCGCGTTTCGTGGGCCGGGACGTGTGAATGCGCGCCCGGCACCCTGAAGGCTTGTGTGTGGGTCTGTATGACGGAAACGCGGAATTCGTGTCCGGGGAGGGCTTTTTGTGTTCCCCGGCGAATTTGAATTGCGTGACTGCACTACCCGTTCTGCTATATTATATTATTATCTCTTGTTAATATTGATAAGTAGCTGGAACGGCACCCCTGTCACGCGAAACCTTCCGGGGAACGGTGCGTCCGCGAATTTAAGAATCTCCAGCTTTCGTCTGCATCACAGCTTGGCACCCGCTATAACGTAAACATCACGTTATTAAGGATAAACCATGCCTCGGCCCAGACTAGACCTGACCCCGGAAGAGCGCCGGGAACGCTGTCGCTTACAGGCGAATGCGCGGCAGGAAACGAAGCGGTTCAAACAGAAGGAATTGAAGATGGCGGAAAAGGTCGCGACCGAAATAGCAGAGATTGCCGAATTGTATGAACTCGCGGAAGAACTGCTTCAGATGAGCCTTCCGGTTGCCATCGAGGTTGTCGCGAACTGGCAGCGTGAGGAGCGTAGGCCGTTTCCCGCATTGTTCACGGATCCACAAGCGGATCATGAGACATCCAAGGCATACTATGCTCGTAGCGAGAAGGCGCGAAAGTTTGGCCTTATCCGCTACATGGCGATGGATCACATCAAGAGTGCAGGCGACCGTCGGCGAAAAGCTACCTTTAATGACAAGGAAGCAAAGGAGGCTGCAGCGGTCGGCATAACGGTTGATGCGTATCGTAATCGCAAGACAGCGGCGAGGCTCACTGCCAAGATGGAGAAAATCGTTGCGGATCGCATAGCAGCATAGGTTTGCGCACAATCATCGGCATCTCGGCCACACCACCGCTATAAAGAACTTATCGACGGTGATGGTCCCGCCGATACGTGGATAGAGAAAGCCCCTACAGTTGAGAGCGTGGGGGCTTTTTCGTATCTTCTAATACTGAAATACTGATTTCCTGAAATATATATTTATGTCAATAAATCAATAACTTGACTGAAAATTTTGCTTGCCAAATCACACCGCCTGAATCATGAAGGTGTAGCTCAATCATGGGCAAGGGATTAAAATCAAAATGCAACCATCCGCATACTTTGAGAATGAGATCTACTTCGCGGTGATTGACCGCCTTGAGGACATCGCAAGGGATTTCGAACCAGCCGCGCCAGACGACCTGCGCACTCGGATCATTGAAGCCGTAGGCGATCTCGGCGTGTGGCCTAAGACTTGCTCACCTTTGTCTGTCGTCCTTGATGTGGAGGCAGCGTGA